AATTGGCGAAGACACTAAGCGTGTTGAACGTCTTTTAAACATAACCCGCGAGGAGATTGCCCGTGATACAGTTACTCAAGCAGAAGTTCAACGAATTACTGACCACATTGACCAACGCTTTAACAAGCTTGAAGCAAAAATTGACCAGCTTATTCAAGCAGGGAAATGATGCCAAGTAGCTCTAAAAAGCAACACAATTTCATGGCTGCGATAGCCAATTCGCCATCGTTTGCTAAGAAAGTAGGAATCCCGCAGTCCGTGGGTAAAGACTTCAGTAACGCCGATAAAGGCAAGAAATTTTCAAAAGGTGGCACTATGGCTAAGAGCGACATGAAAGAAGACATGAAAATGGACAAGTCTCAAGACAAAGCCATGATCAAGAAGGCGTTTAAACAACATGACGCTCAAAAACACAAAGGCAGCAAAAGCACAACCCTAGCATTGGCTAAAGGTGGTGCATTTCGCAAGTCTGCTAATGGCGTAGCCAAACGTGGCTTGACCAAAGGCAAGCAAGTTACCATGAAGAAAGGTGGGATGTGCTAATGGCTAAAGCTCCAATCGTCAGCAAAAAAGAGCTAGAAGAGTCTGGCTTTACCAACTTACGCGACTACCTCAATGACAAGCGTGGGTTGACCCGTAAAGGTTCTCCTATGGCTATTAAACGGGCAGATCCTGTGGACTCAGAGTCACGCGAAGGTCGCCGTCTTAGCCCTACAGGTAGCATGTCAGGCCGTGATAGTCTTGACAAGCAGATGAGCGAGTCTGCTCTTGATATGTCTATGGCACAGCGTGATGAAGACGCTGCTTCCAAGTTTTTACGTGCTGGAGAGTCAGGCAATAGCCGTGGATCCAGTAAGTACCGTGAAAGCGGACAGGCTACGGTAAACAAACAAGACGAAGACGCTGCTGAAATGCGTCGTGAGTCTCGTGGCATGAAAAAAGGTGGAGCTGTTAAAAAGATGGCTTCCGGTGGATCGGTTTCTTCCGCTTCTCGCCGTGCAGACGGCATTGCTCAACGTGGTAAGACCCGTGGAAAGATGTGCTAAATGAAATATCCTGACGCTACCCCAGTGGATGAGCCTGTAGCCAAGCCAAAACAGGCAAAGGCCAAGATGTATCCTGACTCAGTCCCTGTGGATGAACCAGTCGTAAAAAAAGCCAAGGGCGGATCCATCCGTGGCGGCGGTATCGAGATCCGTGGCAAGACAAAGGGTAAGATGATTACCATGTGTGGCGGCGGAATGTCGAAAGGCAAAAAATGATGTCCAGCAGAGGCATGGGTGATATTAACCCTTCCAAAATGCCATCAGCCGTAAAGAAAGCCCGCCGGGACGATACTGCGTTTACACAGTATGCAGAAGGCGGTAAGGTTGGCTTGTATGCAAACATTCACGCAAAAAGAGCGCGTGGTGAAAAGATGCGTAAGCCCGGAGCTAAAAGTGCTCCGACCGACGCAGCTTTCTTGCAAGCCGCTAAAACGGCAAGGAAATAACAATGGCAACCTCTGGAACCACATCATTCAATCTAGAACTCACAGAAATTGTTGAGGAAGCATTTGAACGTGCCGGTTCTGAACTCCGTTCTGGTTACGACCTGAAAACAGCCCGACGCAGCCTAAACCTGTTATTTGCAGACTGGTCTAATCGTGGTGTCAACATGTGGACGTTTGAACAAGGCACGATCACGCTAATTCCCGGCGTTAGCACGTATGCGCTACCCAACGATACCGTAGACCTTTTGGAGCACCTTATACGCACTGGCGCTAACTCCGTGGCGACTCAGGCGGATCTAACGATCACCCGTATTAGTGTTTCTACCTATGCAACCATCCCAAACAAGCTCCAACAGGCTCGCCCGATACAGATTTGGGTGCAAAGGATGGACGGTCAGATCAATTTGGTTGACTCCACTGTAACTACAGCAGTTGCTGCAACAGATTCGACAATCTACATCAGTAACATAAACCCGCTGCCATCGGCAGGGTTTGTAAAGCTAGACAATGAAATCATAAGCTATAGCTCGGTAACCGCCACAGGTGGTACAGCCGGAACTCTGAACTTTTGTGGTCGGGCACAGCAGGACACCGTAGCAGCTACACATGCTGTAGCAACTCCAGTCTATTGGACTAGACCACCAGCCGTAACAGTCTGGCCTACCCCAGACAATACAACAACTTATCAGCTTGTTTACTACCGTATGCGCCGGGTTGATGACGCAGGCAGCGGTGTAAACACTATGGATGTCCCATTCCGGTTCTTGCCTTGCATGGTTGCAGGGCTTGCCTATTATTTAGCGTTAAAAGTGCCCAACGGGGCACAGCGCCTAGAGATCTTAAAAATGCAGTATGACGAAGCTTGGGAACTAGCTTCTACAGAAGACCGTGAAACAGCCGCTCTGCGGTTTGTTCCTCGACAGACTTACATCTAAATGGCTAATAGGTTTGCTTCAGGTAAGAAGGCAATTGCGATCTGCGACAGATGCGGAGCGCAGTTTAAACTTGTTGACCTGAAAAAAGAGATTATTAAGACTAAGGTCTATGACCTTTTGGTCTGTAAGAGTTGCTGGGATCCAGATCAGCCACAGCTTCAGTTGGGAATGTATCCTGTAGATGATCCTCAAGCTTTAAGGAATCCTCGTAGAGATACCACATATTTTACCGCCGGTCAGATGACTGACGGATACAATAGTGGTGGATCTAGGGACATCCAGTGGGGATGGAACCCTGTTGGTGGATCAAGTTTTTTTGATGTAGTGTTAACCCCAAATTATTTGGTTGCGACTACAAGTGTTGGTACAGTAAGCGTTTCATAGGAGTTAATCATGGCATTTACAAAATCTGCAGACGGTGTAGCCTCTAAAGGCAAAACCAAAGGTAAAAATCTTGGCGATAGCGGCCCTTCCGTTGGTATTCAGCATGGTGGAAAAGGCGGCAAAGGCGGAAAGACCAACGAAGAAATGCTGAAGCTAGGCCGTGGCCTTGCTAAAGTAGCTAACCAAAAGCGAGGTTAATATGGCTATCAACAACAAACCTGCATCAGCTTACGCTGCACCGCACACTATGTCTGGTAAGACTGTAGCTATTTCTGGCAACCCCGGAAAAGAACCCAACCGTAGCAAGCTGGACACCTACGATGTAAGTATTGGCGGCATCAGCAAATCTGCTGGTAATGAGCCAACCAAAACCTCTGGCATCAAAGTCCGTGGAACTGGCGCAGCCACCAAAGGTTTAATGGCACGAGGCCCAATGGCATAAAGTATGAACTACGCTGCTCTAGTTACTGCAATCTCCGATTACACGGAGAACACGTTCAGCACTACTGACATGAATACGTTCATTCAGCAGGCAGAGCAGCGCGTTTACAACACCGTTCAGTTCCCCTCGTTGCGGAAAAACGTGACGGGGTCAGTTACAGTTAACAATAAGTACCTGTCGTGCCCCAACGACTACCTTTCGTCTTATTCTCTAGCGGTAATTGATGCGGCTGGGGTGTACACGTTTTTACTTAACAAGGACGTCAACTTCATTCGTGAAGCGTATCCACAGCCGACCGACACAGCCATCCCTAAGTACTACGCCTTGTTTGGCCCAACAGTTACTAGCTCCGCAATCAGCAATGAGCTTTCGTTCATTCTTGGCCCAACGCCGGATGCTACGTATTCTGCAGAGCTTCACTACTACTACTACCCAGAGTCCATTACCACTGCGTTAACCACTTGGTTAGGTGACAACTTTGACTCTGTGCTGCTTTACGGCGCGTTGGTAGAAGCCTATACCTACATGAAGGGCGAAGCCGACATGGTTGCACTGTACGATGGCAAGTACAAGGAAGCGTTAATGCTTGCTAAACGTCTGGGTGATGGCCTTGAGCGTAGCGATGCGTATCGTAGTGGTCAGTACCGCGCTGCGCCTTTACCCCAGAATAATGGGGTCATGTAATGATCGTCCAAACACAGACTACTTCATTTAAAGCAGAGGTGTACCAAGCGGTGCATAACCTGCTGACGGACACAATCAAGATCGCCCTGTACACGGCAGATGCTAATCTTAACGAAGATACCACGGTGTATAGCACCTCAAATGAGGTTGTAGCGTCAGGCTATACAGCAGGTGGTCAGGTTATGACAGGCGTTGCGCTTAACACCTCTGGCTATACGGTGTACGTTAACTGGGCTAATGTTTCTTGGTCAACATCAGTGACAGCACGGTGTGCCTTGATTTACAATGCCAGCCAAGGAAATAAGTCCATTGCGGTATTGGATTTCGGGTCAGACAAGACATCTACCGGTACGTTCACCATCACAATGCCAGCCAATACAGCCACTTCTGCGTTAATTCGCAGTTCTAATTAGGAGCCACCATGCACAAAGAACAATCAGGTTTTGGAGACAACGCTGTAGCCACCCTGCAAGCTAATGCGTCTATCCCAGAGGGTATGGGCATCGAAGGTTACTACCAAGTTGAGTGCCGTGATGCACAGGGCAACCTCAAGTGGGACGAAGAGTTCCCTAATTTAGTCGTAGCCATTGGTAAGCAGTTATTGCTGGACACCTTGCTCCGCACCTCTGGAACATACACCACAGTCGGGCCATTCCTTGGCCTGATTAACAACAGCACCACATTTGCAGCAGCAGACACTATGTCTTCTAAGACGTGGACAGAGTTGACTACCTACACCGTTGGCGGTTCAGGTGTGCGTGGTACTGCGGTATTCGGCGCAGCTAGCTCGTCAGGGTCAACCCCATCAAACGTTACTACGTCTACAGCCACAGCGATTACCTACACGATGACGGGTTCTGCTACTGTTTACGGTTGCTTCTTGGTGACAGGTACTGGCGCAGTCAGCACAATCTCTAGCACTGCGGGTACTTTGTACTCCGAAGGAAACTTCAGCACTGCCAAGACTGTTACTTCTGGCGATACCGTAACTGTTACCTACTCGACTACCGCGACTTCATAAGGGGTCTTAAATGGCTCTAGCCCTTAATGACCGGGTACAACAGACTGGCACAGCCAATACCACAGTAAGTTTTACGCTTACTGGCTCTGTCGCGGGCTTCCAATCTTTTGCCGTGGTGGGCGATGGCAATACCACGTACTACTCTTCCTTTGACGCTACGGGTAATTGGGAAGTTGGTGTTGGGACTTACTCGACTACCGGGCCTACGCTAACACGTACAACCATTCTGGCATCCAGCAACTCTGGGTCAGCAGTTACGTTTACTGGTACGGTCAATGTATTTGTAACCTACCCGTCTGAGAAGTCCGTTAATTTGGATGGGTCTAACAACGTCAGTGCGTTGGGCACAATTGCTTCCGGCACTTGGCAGGGCACAACCGTAGCCGTGGCTTATGGTGGCACAGGCGTAACTTCCTCCTCCGGCGCTAACTCGGTAATGATTCGTGATGCCAACCAGAACGTATCTATTAACCGTTTAAACCAGTCCAATACCTCTATCGCAGCGGCAGGTGGCACAACGGCGCTAACTGCGGCATCTAGTTACTCTCAGACCCTTACTGGCACAGGCAATCAGACTTACACAATGCCTGATGCGACTACCCTGAGTACAGGCGTAGCGTTTGGGTTTAACAATAACGCAACTGGAACACTGACACTCCAAGACTATGCCACTGGCTCGATTGGAACGATTACCTCTGGTGGCGCGATTGAACTTGTATTGGTATCTAACGCCACTGTTGCGGGTACATGGGACTACCACGGGTATCTCCCAGAGAATGTGACTTGGGGTACTAACGCCCTTAACATGAACTCTACGGTCGTCACAGGCGGTACATGGCAGGGCGGAACTATTGCTAGTAATTACGGCGGTACAGGACTAACAAGCTATGCTGCTGGCGACATTTCTTACTACGTTTCTGGCACTGCCCTGTCTAAATTGCCGATTGGCGCAAACGGATATGTTTTGACTTCAAACGGTACGGCTCCGACATGGGCAGTAAGCACTGCAGCCTCAGTTGACCAAGCGTACTATTTAGCTTTTATGATGGGATAAGAAATGGCTACCTACACCAACGTATCGTATGGGGTTAAGAACATAAGCACGAGCGGTTCAACCGTTACAACAGTCGCTTCTGGCACATTGGCTGTAGCCAGCCTTGTGGTGTCTAACACTTCCGTTTCTCCAATTACCTGTGACGTTTACATCACCCGTTCGGCGGTCAACTACTATTTAGTAGAGACAGCAACCGTCCCAGTTGGCGGATCGTTAGAGGTAATCCAAGGTAACAGAATTATTTTGCAGGCTTCAGATGTTTTGGTAGTACTCTCAAGCGCAGCAACATCAGCAGACGCTTGGGTATCAGGATTAACGGTGGTCTAAATGGCTTTTATAGGCAACACCAATATTACACAGGCGTTTACACCAGCCATTGATTATTTCAATGGTAACGCTTCTACTACGGCGTTTACATTGTCTCGACAAGTTGCGTCTGTAGCGCAGATACAGGTCACGGTTGATAACGTAGCCCAGAACCCTAGTTCGGCGTATTCAGTCAGTGGTAACACCATCACGTTCACTTCTGCTCCGCTGACAGGGGTTAACAATATCTATGTGTACTACACAAGTCCAATAACTCAGGTTATCGCAACCAGCGGCGGGACTACCTTACCAATAGTTATATCCCCGACCAACATAACCCCGGCTCAAGGGGCAACTTTGGTACAAGACCCTGTAGCTATGACTGCCACAGCGTACTATGCGTTGTATTCGTACCCACAAAGTAATAGCCAATGGCAAATATCTACAAGCCCCATTTTTGCTACAACGGCTTACGATAGCGGCAACCAAGGTGCTGTATCTACTTTTACCAAGCCATTTGGCGGAATAAGTACTAGCACTTTGTACTACTGGAGAGTACGGTATAGGAATAGTGTTACTAACGAATGGTCAGAATATTCAACCCCTACATCGTTCACTACGTCGGCCTCATACACTTACGCGGCTGAATATCTTGTTGTTGGTGGCGGTGGGTCAGGCACTCCTTCTAACCTTGCAGGTACTGGCGGCGGCGGCGGTCGCCTTTTAACAGCGGCTTGGACTGCTGCTATAGGTACAGCATATACGGTAACTGTCGGCGCAGGTGGTACCGGGTCTACTTCTGCCACCAATGCAGGAGTTGCATCTAGCATTTCAACTATCATTACCGCAGCGGCTGGAACTGCCGCAAATGCATCAGGGAGCGGGAATGGCCCCGGTGGTGCTAATACTTGGGCCGCTGGCGGTGGCGGTGGCGATAGTGCTGTAGGTACTAATGCAGGTAATCGCTCACCCGGTGCTGGAGGAGCAGGGACAATTTGGGCTCCTAACAGCACATATTACGGCGGTGGCGGTGGTGGCGGTTCTTATAGCAACCAGTCATCACGCGCTTCTGGTGGTGTCGGTGGCGGTGGACTTGGGGGGTGGTATGCAGCCACTTCAGGAACGGCTGGTTCTCCTAATACTGGAGGTGGCGGCGGCGGCGCTGGAGCAAGCAGCGTCTATGTAGGTAACTTCTTAGGCGGCGGTGGTGGTTCTGGTATTGTCATAATTCGCTATCTTGGCGCACAAAGAGGAACTGGCGGAACTTACTCATCTTCTGGCGGGTACTCGTACCACACCTTCTTAACTTCTGGGACATACACAGCATGAGCCATTTTGCACGGGTTGTTGACGGCGTAGTAGACACGGTTATTGTTGCCGAGCAGGACTTTATTGACACACTACCAGATAAAGACCTATGGATACAAACTTCATACAACACACGTATGGGTGTGCATTACGGTGTTGACAATCAGCCAGACGGTGGCGCGGCGTTAAGAGGAAACTTTGCTGGAGTTGGTTTTATATACGATGCAGAGAATGATGTTTTTTACGAACCCAAGCCGCACCCAATGGCGGTTTTAGACACACGGTCTTGGACATGGGGTTATATCCCATCTGTAACACTATGAAACTTGATACAACACACATTATTCTTGGGCAAGTTCCAGATGTTCTAATACAGAACTTCATAAACACCATTGAGGAACTAGACTGGCTTGTTCTTGATTGGCGTAAGTCGATGATTTCGCACGAAGGGCAATATGACTCGATGGTATTTCGACATGCTCAGTCATATCTTACAGAGGATATACAGAATCAGCCGCTGTTTGGCAAATATGAGTCCGTGCTTACACCGATCATTGACTGGCTGCGTATCTACTATGATGTAACAAACTATGTGGCATTGCTAGCAAGGCTTAAACCAAGCTCTCATGTAAATAGACATGCAGATATAACGCCATTCCTTGAAGACATACACCGTGTCCACATACCACTAGTCACTAACCCGCTGGCTTGCTACGAGATTGACTACGAAACAATAGAAATGCCTCTAGGAGAGGCGGTGGAAATAGATAATGTGCGTTGGCATTCTGCGTGGAACCAAAGTACTACTGAAGACCGAGTACACCTAATTATCAATGTCTATGGGGATAGGCTGTGATTGACCTAGCTGCTGGGCGAGTCCGCAAAGGCTGGGCTACTGGCAGACACATAGAGACGGCGCTGGAAACAGATATTTGGCACCCTAACGGCTTTGGTCGTAGGTATTCCATGCGGGAAAAGGCTGATGGTTTTGAAGATGCGTTCGCTGCCTTTGGTCTTAAACCCCACAGCGTAGAACCTGTATTTAAGATACTTACTGGCAACCACTACATTGATGGCGTACACACGCACATGCATCAGGATACTGCCCCAGAGGGTTTTGCACATGTACGCTGTAACACTATGTTACGTAAACCTACGACTGGCGGTATGCCGTTGTTTGGCGAAGAAAGCATTGAGGTTGAGATAGGCGACCTGTGGATTGTTTTAGCCAGCCTTGAGCAACACGGCTCTACCCCTATGTTTGGTGGGGAGCGGGTAATTTTCTCTTACGGCGCTTTAGTACCTATGGAACAAGTAACGGAAATAACCAAAAAATGAACCCCCCAAAAATATCTCTTGGCTGCGTAGCAAACCTGTACTCACGGCAGATGTACTTTGAACATGCCGGGGACATTGAGGTTGGGCATACCCACCCATTTGACCACCTGTCACTTTTGGCATACGGCGGTGTCAAGTGCATAGTTGACGGGCAGGAATCAGCGTTCTCAGCCCCCTGCATGATCTACATTAAGAAGGACAAAGTCCACGAATTTACAGCGTTGATAGACGGCACGGTTGTTTACTGCATACATGCACTGCGTTTTGGGGATAAAGTTGAGGACATCATTGACCCAGACACCATTCCCAAAGGCGTAGACCCGTTATCCTTTGCCAAACCTACGGTCAACACCTAAAATAAGTGCAACATAAGGAACACCTATGGCTATCAGCACAATAAGTCAGGCAGGTTTAAACGCACCAATAACTTTAACCAGCCCTGTAATTGCTGGTACGCCTACGGGCGTGGGAGTTCTTACATCTGGAACTGCTGTCGCCTCAACATCAGGCACTAGCATTGACTTTACCAGCATCCCGTCTTGGGTTAAACGGGTCACTGTGATGTTTGCTGGTGTTAGTACAAATGGCACAAGCCCTGTGCGACTTCAAATTGGCGGTGGTTCGGTAGAAACAACTGGCTACACAAGCACTTCGACAGTTATGGGTGTTGCAAACGGTACATCTACTGCTGGTTTTGATAGATACCAAACTGCTGCCGCAGACATAACAAGTGGATGGTATGTTTTAACGCTTATTGGGTCAAATTTATGGGTATGCACGGCTCAATATGCGCTATCTACGGCAAGTAATCCCGGCTGGATAACCGGTAATAAAACAACCGCAAGCACTCTTGATCGTGTACGTTTTACCACTGTAAACGGCACAGACACCTTCGATGCTGGCACAGTCAATATTCTTTACGAGTAACCTATGTCATACATCGGCAACACCCCAACTTCAATTGCTTTCCTGACGGATACGTTCAGCGGGGATGGAACAACTGTAGGCTACACCATGACGGTGGCCCCTGCCAACACGTCTTCAATCATTGTTGCTGTAACGGGTGTACTCCAAGACCCAAGTACATACTCCGTATCAGGCACTACCCTGACCTTCTCAGCCGCTCCACCAAGCGGTACAAGCAACATCAGCGTCCGTTATCTTGGCATCCCCGCCAGCGGCGTGACGACTACAGCCTACAGAACCGTAACGAACTTCACCGCAACAGCGGGCCAGACATCATTCAGTGTTCCTTCCTACACCGTTGGCTACATCGACGTTTACAGGAACGGGGTACGGCTAGTAAATAATGGCACTGACTTTGTAGCCACCACAGGCACAACAGTAGTATTGAACAACGCCTGCACAGTAGGCGATGCAGTGGTCACAGAGAGCTTCTTGGTAAGTTCGGTGCTGAACGCCATCCCTGCTACGGCGGGTAGTGTGTCGGATACTTATATTGTTGGAATGTCAGCGTCTAAGTTGACGGGTACTCAAACTATCCCAAAAGCTACATTACCTACTGGTTCTATATTGCAGGCTGTTAACTACCAAACTGGCGCAGTGGCAACAGGGACTGCAACTATTCCTAAAGACGACACAATACCACAAATCACAGAAGGCACAGAGTTTATGACTCTGGCGGTTACACCAATTAGCGCAACAAGCAAGCTGGTAGTTGAAGTACTTTGTAATATGTCGCCCGGAAGTTCAGGCTCTGATATTATCGTTGCGTTATTTCAAGACTCAACAGCCAACGCTTTGGCGGCGGTTATACAGGGTTACTACGATTCTGCTGCTGGAACGCCCATTATTCTGCAGTACTACATGACTTCTGGAACAACATCCTCAACCACATTCCGAATTAGGGCTGGCAAACCGTCTGGGGCAAACCCATATACGTTTAATGGCGCTACAACCGGTAGATTATTTGGCGGCGTTTACTACTCGTCGATCACCATTACGGAGATTGCAGCATGACATTCGCAGTAAACATCGCCCAAGGTGGCTCAAATAACACAACGATGCGTAACCGCATCATCAACGGCGCAATGGTGATAGATCAGAGGAATGCGGGGGCGAGTGTTACTAATACTGTTGGCGGCGTTTATACACTTGACCGTTACGAAATTAGAGGCACTCAAGCATCTAAATGCACCGTACAACAGTCATCAACTGCCGCAACTGGCTTTGTCAACTCTGCATTGGTCACATCTTCTTCTGCATACTCTGTGCTAGTTGGCGATTACTTCATGCTGTCGCAGCTGGTTGAAGGTACAAACATTGCTGATTTTGGTTGGGGTACTGCAAACGCCGCGACTGTAACTTTGTCTTTCTGGGTTCGTAGCTCATTGACGGGAACATTTGGCGGCGCTTTGAGAAATTCAGCAGCTGACAGAAGCTACCCTTTTAGCTACACAATTTCATCAGCGAATACATGGGAACAAAAATCAGTCACTATTGCTGGCGATACTTCTGGCACATGGCTGACAACTACAGGTATTGGAATCCGTATTAGTTTTGGTTTAGGTGTAGGGTCTACATATAGCGGTACTGCTAGTGCATGGGCTGGTGCAAACTACATTTCAGCCACAGGCGCAACCAGCGTAGTCGGCACATCAGGTGCAACCTTCTACATCACAGGCGTACAGCTAGAAGCAGGTACAACAGCATCCCCATTTGAGTACCGTCTGTATGGTACGGAGTTGGCTTTGTGCCAGCGGTACTACTACCAAATACCAAGTTGGTATGTTCCCGCTGGTGCAAATGCGTGGGTAGGAACTTTTCATAAAGTTTCCATGAGGGCAACACCTACACTTGGTGGGGGTGGTTCTGGCTTTAATACTGGTTTTAATAATTCAGAAGCCTTCCTTCCGTATCAAACTACTGCTGCATACCTTACGGCGTTAACTGCTACTGCGGAGCTATAAATGTACAAACTTGCAAAACAACCAAACCAAGTAATCCGTTTATCAGACAGTGCTTGCATCCCTTTTGACTCCGACAACACCGACTACCAAGCCTACCTAGCATGGCTTGCTGAAGGCAACACGCCAGAGCCAGCAGAGGAGAACCAATAATGGCTTTAACACAAGTAGCAGGGGGACTGATAGCCTCTGGGCAAACAATAACCAGCCCAACCCTTTCCAGCCCAACAATTAACGGGACTCCAGTAATGGGCGCAAGCGTGATTACGTCTGGCACTGCTGTTGCGTCTACTAGCGGTACAGCTATTAACTTCACTGGAATTCCATCATGGGTGAAACGGGTTACTGTAATACTAAATGGGGTAAGTACTAGTGGGTCGTCGAATTGGATATTACAACTGGGAAGTGGAAGTATTACTAGTACCGGGTATCTAGGGTCTGGTGCTCGCTTTACAAACGGGGCAGCGGTAACAATTGCAGCTTACACATCTGGTATTGGCATCAATATAGATAACGCAGCCGCCATATTGGGCGGGGCTTTTACGCTAACTCTGTTGGGTAGCAACAAGTGGTCAATTACAGGTTTATTTTCTCGCCCTGCTTCTGATAGTATTTTTAACGCAATAGGGACTATTGACCTTGCAGGGGTGTTGGATAGGGTTCGCCTCACCACAGTCAACGGCACTGACACCTTCGATGCTGGCTCTATCAACATCTTGTACGAATAATGTTCGGAATAGCAGCGTTTGCCCAATCATCCTTTGCCTCGCTTGGCGGGACGGCATTCGTTCTATCCATCTCTGAAGACATTGCCTTAACCGACTTTAGCGCCCAAGCATCTGCGTTTCTGCAATCCATCACAGAGCCAATCGGCATAGCAGACGTTATCAACGACGCAGGGGCTAACTACTTTGGCAGCGTTACAGAGACAATCACGCTGGACGACTTCAGCGCACAGGCATCTACCTTCCTGCAATCTATAGCGGAAGACATTGTTTTAACGGATACCCCGTTAATATCCGCCCAGTTTTCCGTAGCACAGACAGAAGACATCATCCTCGAAGACAGCCAAGCCGTTTACACAGCAATGCTAAATGACCGTGCAGAACCGTTTACCGTGGAAGATAGCAACACCCAGCAGTCTGCGTTCCTACAGAGCATTACAGAACCAATCGCCGTAGACGACATACGGGCTATGACGGCGCAGTTTGCCGTAGCTATTTCTGAGGCTGTTACGCTAGAGGAAGCCGAAACCATTGCTGCCCAGTTTGTAGCCAGCATCACCGAAGACATCACGGTTACTGAAGCCATCACCATAATTTCTGTGTTCTTCTTGGACGTTACGGAGAATTTTGGGGTAGATGCAACCCAGACCGCCATCCTTGAGGTTTACTTCACGGTCATTGAAAATATCAGTATTACAGACGTACCAGCCGTCCAAGCCGCGTTCCAAGCCGTTATTGCTGAAAACATCAATTTGTTGGACAATACAGAGGTAGCGGGCTGGATTAAAATTATCGACGACCAGACGGCAAACTGGGCGCTTATCAACAACCCTGAAGCAGCAAATTGGGCCACGTTAAGCACTGCTCAAACTGTGAACTGGGCGGTAATCAACAACCCCGAAACAGCAGGCTGGACAGCAGTGGATACAACAGATGCCGCAGGCTGGACACCAATAGACAACTTACAGTAAAGGAACCTTATGACTACTGCATCAACACCCCTTTTGGGTTTAGCCCTCCCCGTTACAGGCGAATTGTCTGGCGTATGGGGCGATACCGTCAATAACGCAATTACATCCTTGCTTGACGATGCAGTTTCAGGAACCACTACCCTTAGTGCTGATGCGGATGTAACGCTTTCCACCACCGTTCAGGTAGCAAACCAATCGCGGCAGGCAATCATTTTATGGACTGCGGGGGGTACAGTTACCCGGACAATCACGGCTCCAGCACAGTCAAAGACCTACGTTGTCATTAACAAGACATCCAGCACACAGAGCATCAAACTCGTAGGTGTTGGGCCAACTACAGGAATCACTGTCCCAGCAGGGTACAAGTGCGTAGCTGCTTGGAACGGCTCTGATTTTGAGGCTATTTCACTTACATCTGCGACTGGCACTGTTCCCGTAACCAGCGGTGGCACAGGGCTAGCAACTCTTACCCGTAACAGCCTAGTCGTCGGTAAAGGCACGGACAACGTAGCTTTTGTAGCCCCCGGAACTGTTGGAAACTTTCTTGCTTCTGCTTCTGATGTGGCAGTATTTAACGCATCTATCAGCACTACAACAATGACCGTGGCTGCGGTAACCTCTGGGACTATTGCTATTGGGCAGGTGCTTACTGGTACAGGAGTTACTGGGGGTACAACAATCACTGCCCTTGGAACAGGTACGGGAGGCACAGGAACATATACGGTAAGTGCATCGCAGACAGTGTCTAGCACCACAATAACTGGAACGGCACAGGTATGGCAGTCCACAACAACCTTACCCGTGACTAATGGCGGGACAGGGCTAGCAACACTTACCCGTAACAGCGTTGTTATCGGCAAAGACACAGAAAATGTAACCCTAGTAGCTCCCGGAACTGACGGAAACTTACTTACTTCTACTGCGTCCGTAGCGGTGGTTACTGCAGCCATTAGTAGCACAACAATGACTGTATCTGCGGTTACCTCTGGAACCCTCTCCATTGGTCAGACCATCTCTGGCACAGGAGTTACCGTAGGGACAACTATTACCGCGCTTGGTACAGGCACAGGCGGTACAGGCACATACACGGTAAGTGCGTCACAAACAGTATCATCCACAACCATAACCGGTACAGTTCAAGTGTGGCAGTCTGCGGCTAACCAAGGAATTGGAGTAGGGCAAACTTGGACAGACGTATCTGCCTCACGTGCTCTCGGCACAACATACACAAATAGTACAGGAAAACCTATCGAGCTTTCTGTTCTTGGGTATACAAACGGAGCCAGTGGCGGGGCTATGTACTGCACTATGAATGGTGGTGTATCAGTGTATTTTGGAAATTGGTACACACCGGGTGGTAGTTATCCTTTTGCAGGTACTATTATTGTTCCCGTTGGGGCCACTTACTTGGTAGCGTTTGCTATTACAGTAGGGTCTCCTTCATTAAATGCATGGTACGAACTGCGTTAAATAGTAATGTTTAATTTTTTGTGATTGATGCAATTGCCTCTGCTCAAATTCAATGGCCCAACACCGAGACAAGAATTGTGTTGGTGTGCCGCGTCGTCTTGCCGCAGGAGAAGTATGGAGCCAATGAGTTTTTAGACAAAGACGGGAGGGTGTGCCGCTGGGTTCTGGAGGTCAAAAATGATCGACCCAATTAGCGCATTTGCCATAGCACAGGGTGCTATAAAAGGCATCCAAGCCGCAATCAAAATGGGCAAGGATGTCCAAGGCATCACGAATGACGTGATGAAGTTTTTTGACGCAAAGGATAAGGTAGCTAAGGAAGCGGTAAAAGACCCGAAGAAGAAATACAGTTCAGACACCAGCCAAGCAATGTCCACGGTCATGCAACTGCATGAATTAAACAAAGCTGAGGAAGAACTGAAGTGGCACTTTATCAACCAAGGTCAAAGTGCCTTGTGGACGCAGATTGTATTGGAGCGCAACAGCATAGTGCAGCGCAGGAAAGTGCAGGAGATACTGGATGCTAAAGCGGCTAAGAACAGGAAGGCGGAAATTGACGAAGCCATCACGATGGCGCTTTGTATCTTAATAGCAGCAGCAATATTTGCGCTGGTGGGTATTGGAATTATTGCTTTGAAAGGTAAGTGATGGCTGATGAAGGTTTAAACGCAAATACTACCTTGGATAAAGTTCTTGGGTATGTGGATTCGCCGTTTAAACTAGCTGCCATCCTTATCATGGGTTTGGTTGCCTTTGCTGGCTACTTTGTTTACACAAACCAAGACCTACTCATTGGGGCTTACAAAGAATCCAAGAAGATACCCAGCATTGCAGAAGACCGTGTTGAGGATGCCTCCGCCCACCTATTCAAAACCACCAACGCCACTATCGTTGCAGTGTTCAAGGTCAACCCGATGTTTGGTACTCGTGTCCTATACCGAGCCTATGCAAAGGACGGCAGAGACAAAACCAACGACGGACTAGATGTAGGACTGTTTACACAGAACGCAGCCAATAACGCTGACGTTGTGAAGCTGATGGCAAACGAAATACCTTGCGGGGAGTACCGCACGGCGCAGTCTGAAATGGGTATTTGGTACATCAACAAGGGTGTTACATATACTTGCAGAATCAGTGTTCCACCAGAGCCGGGGCGGTTTGTGGGGCAGATAACCGTGGGATGGGAAACCGAACCCGAAAACTTAGAATCAGCACGAACCATGCTGAGTATTGCCGCAACTATGCTTTCAAGGAGTAAACAATAATGTTCGACATTTCAGGACTGCTGCAAGTAGGCGGCAAAATCATCGACAAACTTATCCCCGACCCTGAAGCTAAGGCACGGGCGCAGCTTGAACTCGCCACCCTTGCCCAAAACGGCAAACTGGCTGAAATGGCAAACGAGGCAGAACTATTTAAAGCCGAGCAGCAAAACACCACAGACCGCTGGACTGCGGATATGTCCTCAGATTCGTGGCTGTCTAAAAATGTGCGCCCAATGACCTTGGTATATATCCTGACAGCGTACCTTACGCTGGCTATTTTGGACGGATTTGGCTTCAAGATTTCCGAGTCTTACGTTACGCTGCTTGGGCAGTGGGGAATGCTTGTGATGGGCGCGTATTTTGGTGGCAGAACGCTTGAGAAATTAGCCGATATGAAAGGTAAAAAATGAACCTCTCACCCCACTTTACCCTTGCCGAGTTAACTGTCACAGACCATCGTGAGTTTGACAACAGCCCGACACAGGAAGAAATAAGCAACCTGCAACGCTTGGCGCAACTACTGGAGCAGGTCAAAGAGGCCATTGGCGGCAAGCCTGTAATGATTAACAGCGCCTTTCGGTGTAAACAGGTCAACGATGCAGTGGGAAGCAAAGACTCCAGCCAGCACCGTCACGGTTGCGCTGCTGACCTACGAGTACCCGGCATGACCCCTGATGAGGTAGTCCGTGCGGTAATTGCTGCGGGTTTACCCTATGACCAGATCATCCGTGAGTTTGACCGTTGGACGCACATCAGCATCCCAAACACCGAAACCGCTAAACCCAGAGGGAATGCGCTTATCATTGACAAATCAGGTACTCGACCTTTTGTCTGATTCGTGGGAAAATGAGCTATGCCCTTACAAAAAGTTGTCCTAAAGCCCGGTGTTAACCGCGAGAACACTCGTTACACCAACGAAGGTGGCTATTATGAATCTGAGATGGTTCGTTTTCGTCAGGGCACACCGGAGAAAATTGGTGGGTGGACTCGTCTTTCAGCTAATACGTTTATAGGTCTCTGCCGATCTTTGTGGAATTGGGTTACTACAGCCGGTGCAAACCTTGTAGGCGTAGGCACAGATAAAAAGTTCTACATTGAGCAGACAGGTCAATACGCCGACATTACACCAATATCAGGCACCTACCTACTTTCACCTAGCCCGTTTACAACGATTAACGGGTCGTCTTCGGTTACGGTAGTATCTGCTTCTTACATACCCCTAACAGGCGATTTTGTTATTTTTTCAGGGGCTACAGCAGTTAATAACGTAACTCTTAACGGAGAATACGAAGCCACAGTGCTGTCAACTGTAACTACCACGGGGAGTATCTCCGGGTTTACCCTAACCGTTACGGCGTTTTCTGGTGGTGCTTTAGCTGTTGGGCATGTGCTTACTGGCACAGGAGTTACCGCAGGCACTAAGATTACTGCCTTTGGTACAGGAACCGGAGGAACTGGTACTTATACAGTTAGCGCCTCACAAACTGTCGCCTCTACCACTATTACAGCTACTCCAGTAGCAAGCTCATACCAAGTAACTGCTACCACCGTGGCAAACGCCTCTGGTTCAGGGGGTGGTTCCGTAGTCTATGCAGCGTACATACTACACATCGGCTCGGCTATTTCTACCAGCGCTGCTGGTTGGAGCGCTAATTCATGGAGTAGTGGAAACTGGGGCGGATTAGGATACGATGCACGGGCTACCCTTAATGTATGGAGCCAATATAACTTTGGTGAAAACCTCATACTTGGCCCAAAACTGGGGCATTTGTACTACTGGAACGCCACTACAGCGCCGACTGTATTGTTTCCCACCACGGTAACAATCTCTAATGCAACCCCTGCGGTTGTTACTTTAACTAGCAATACAACTACACCCCTACCAAGTGGTACCGTGATAATGTTTGAGACCACAGGGGCGTTGCCGTTACCCCTTGTGCCGTTTACTGTGTATTACGTTACATACGTTACAGATACTACTTACAAGCTGTCCACTACGTATGCAAATTATGTGGCAGGGACTTTTATAAACACCACTTCCGCTGGGTCGGGGGTTCAAACGCTTTCCCCCCGTGCTGTACTTGTGTCATCTTTGGCTGGGGCTAGCGACGTTCCAGACTTCCAAAACTCAATTTTGGTGTCAGATGCCAGCCGGTTTACATTCTGTTTTGGTGCTACCGACTACCTTAGCACAGTGTACGACCCCATGCTGATTCGCTGGTCTGACCAAGAGAGCGTTACCAACTGGACACCTGCAATTACAAACCAATCTGGTAGCCTGCGCCTGTCGCATGGTTCTGCTATTCAGACAGCACTGCAAGCCCGCCAAGAGATTTTGGTGTTTACTGACTCAGCACTATATTCCTTGCAGTATCTTGGGCCACCCTATGTTTGGGGTTCTCAACTACTAAGCGATAACATCTCTATTGTGGGCCTTAACGCCGCAACGTACACCAACGGCACTGCGTATTGGATGGGGCAAGATAAGTTCTACAAGTATGACGGTCGGGTGCAAACACTGCGCTGCGACTTATTGCGCTTTGTATACGACGACATTAACCGTACACAGTTCTCTCAAATATTTTCCAGTACCAATGAAGGCTTCAATGAAGTCTGGTGGTTCTATTGCACGGAAAATAGCACAACGATTGACCGCTATGTGGTGTACAACTATGGCGAAGATATTTGGTACTACGGTAGTATGGCTCGTACTGCGTGGTTAGATTCGTCTTTGCGGAATTACCCTGTTGCGGCTACTTATGTAAATAATTTGGTCTATCACGAGAGTGGTGTAGACGACGGCACTTTAGCTACGCTTGTACCTATTGTTACTAGTATCACAACATCTCAGTTTGACATTGGTGACGGGCACAACATGGCGTTTGTATGGCGTATGCTGCCTGACTTAACCTTCCGTGGCTCTACAGATGGAACAACACCTAGCCTGACTATGCAGCTTTTACCGTTGCAGAACTCTGGTTCTGGGTATAACAACCCTCTGTCAATCGGTGGTACAAGCTCTACAGCCTCATTGCCGGTAACAGCTACGCAAACATACCCAATTGACCTAGACACCTTTACTGGGCAAGTCAATATCCGGGTTCGTGGTCGGCAGATGTCTATGCGGATTACTTCAAATACGCTAGGTACCCAGTGGCAGTTAGGTGCGCCACGTATTGATGTACGGCCTGACGGTCGCAGGGGTGGTTAATGGCACAGAAAAACGTAATTGCTCCTAGATTGCCCAGTGCACCAGACCAATACGACCGGGTTTACCAAGACCAACTAACCAACCTGCTGCGGTTGTATTTCAACCAATTGGACAATAACAGCCCAATCAATATCTCCACACAACGCAACGGAGCCAATATAATTGCGGCATTGAGCGCACCCCCTGTCCCCGGAACAGCCACTCCGAGCTTGCCAACTGAGGCAGATTTAGCTAACCTTCGTGTAGGCGATGTCTACTACGATACAACCGCCAGTAACGTGCTGAAAGTAAAAGTATGAGCCTACAGAATCTAGCAACCCAAATGGCGGCGCAAGGCCGTGGCCCAGACCGGACGCTTGTACATATGTCACCCAAAGAGGTGCAAGGACTTCAGGCTCTTGCTATGGCGCATGGCGGATCATTAACCATTAACCCTGAAACAGGGTTGCCTGAAGCAGGCTTCTTAGAAAACATCCTACCTGCAGTCGCAGGATTCGCACTTGATGCTTTCCTCCCCGGCGCTGGTGAGGCGTTAGGTGGTATGTTTGGTCTTGAGGGTGCTGCAGCAAGCCAAGTAGGTTCAGCACTTGCTGTTGGTGGAATCTCTGGTTTGGCCTCTGGTAGCCTTGAGAAGGGCATTATGGCTGGTATGGGTGCTTATGGCGGAGCAGGATTGAGCCAAAGCTTAGGAAACATGGGTGCTGGTGTAAACGCTAGGGCAGTAAACGCAGAATACGACACAAGTATGCCAAACCTGACAGATACAGAGCGTGTTGCAGCTATTCAAGCCGCATCCAAGCCTGATATTGGCACAGGTTTTAGCGCAGCAGCAAAAGCACCTATGGACTTCCTTAAAGACAACAAGATGAGTCTTGCAATGCTTGCAGCGCCAATTTTAATGGACTCATTTGGCAATAAAGATTCTGGGCCAGAGGCAAACCCTTCTCCGGGATATATCCGCACAATGAAGCGTGATCCTGTTACCGGGCGGATATATCAGGAAAGCGCAACTCCTACATCAGAGTGGGGAGGTCGTTCCGTTGGAACATACGGCGGCGTTCCTGCGCGTGGTATGGCTGAAGGTGGAGCCGTTTCAGACTCACAAAAAGCATTTGATTACCTCATGGGTAAACCCGGATCAACCAATCCAATGACGTTTACAGAAAAAACAACAAAGGGCCCAGAAATGCCGTCGGATTACGGAACTCGTAAAGGTGGGAAATACATACTTGATGCTCTTACAAACAGCTATATTTGGGTTCCGGATGCAGATTCTGGGATTTCTGCGCTAGATAAAGCTAACCAAGAACGCCTTGCTGCGGCTAATCGGGGTGGAGGAGGTGATCGCGGAGAACAAACAGGAGACGGATATTCCGCGCCTTCAAGCCCTCTTTCTAGTCCAATGAGTGGTGGTTTAATGTATGGCTTGGTTGATACTTACGGAAATATATTAGGTGGCGCACTACCCGGCGGGCTTATTGCACAACAAGTAGCTCAAGCTATGAACCCACAAGCAGTAGCAAACGCTAGTGCAGCATCAGCAGCGGCCCAGCAAGCAGCACTGAATGGCTATACGTCAGGGAAAATGTTCGGCGCTCCCCCAAGCTCTCCAGCAACCTTTGGCGGTGCTGGCTACGGAACTCCCGTAGGTTCGGGAGGCTATGGAGTTACCGGACAAACAGGTGCAGGTTCAATTGGTAACCCAATGAGTATAGATGCAGCAACAGCACAAGGGCAGCAAGCCGGAGCCGCAGCGAGTGCCCAAGCTGCTGCAAACCAAGCGATGACAGATGCTGCAAATGCACAAGCAACAGCAAACGCAATAGCGGCTGGCGGTCAGTCTTATTCATCAAATCCTGACGGAAGTCTTAGTCCAACAGGCGGTAATTCCGGTCAAAGTCCCGCTGGTGGAGATGTTGGCGAAGGTGGTGGTTATGGTGGTTATGGTGGTGACGGCGATTGCGTAGACCCCAAAACACATGTGCTTTTAGCTGACGGTTCTGAAGTTCAGGCTGGCTCATTAAAGGTCGGTGATGTTGTACACACGCTCCACGAGGACACCTTTGAGTATGGCGACTTTGAAGTTGTTTACGCAGAAACAATCCAGCAGCCTAAGAGCATCGTTAAGTTTACCGATGGCAGCGAAATCACTACATCCCTTTCCCACAAGTTTTTGCTTGTTGACCGGGAATGGAAGCGCGTAGATGCCTTAAAAGAAGGCGACGCTATTGAGACTGCGCCAAACGTAAACGCAGAAGGTTTCAAAGTTGTTGCTTCACTAGAGCAAATCGGCACTGGGGATGTAGTCAAACTGACTATCGACCAAGCGCACACCTACATATCTGATGGCCTTGTTTCGCATAACAAGTTTGCCCGTGGCGGTAGTGTTAGACCATCAAACTTCTACAAGAACGGCAAGTTCAACTTCCACCCTGCACAGGTCTATGCTGACGGCGGTATAGCTGCCTTGGCTGGCGGCGGCTTAGGTTCTCTTGGCGGCTACTCTGATGGCGGTCAGCTACTCAAAGGCCCCGGAGACGGTGTGTCGGACAGCATCCCAGCTAGAATTGGACGCAACCAGCCAGCACGTTTAGCCAATAATGAGTTTGTAATTCCTGCACGTATCGTATCTGAACTAGGTAATGGCTCGACAGATGCAGGAGCAAAGGCACTTTATAAAATGATGGATCGCATTCAAGCGGGACGTAAAAAGTCTATTGGCAAAGGAAAGATTGCCGTAGATTCAAAAGCTGTAAAACATTTACCAGCATAAGGAATAATCATGGCAGATCAAACAGTACAGTATCAAACGGGCTTTGCCCCTCAAATTGCTCCTTACGCAGAGACTCTGCTTGGTACAGCGCAGCAAGCCGTATCTACCCCGTACCAAAGCTACGCAGACTGGGCTAAGTCACAGGGCCTTTCAGGAGATCAGGTTGCAGGCTTTACCGATCTTCAGAAGCAAGCGTTTACACAAGCAGGTGGAATGGGGCAAGACCCTAACTCTTTAGCTGCGGCGCAAGGTTTAAAGAATCTCTCCGGTCAACAGTTTGGTCAGCAGCAAGCTGATCAATACATGAGTCCGTATATCCAAAGCGTGATTCAGAACCAACAACGTGATGCTGCAAGGATGTCAGCCATTCAAGGAACCCAACAGCAAGCCCAAGCAGCACAGTCTGGCGCTTTTGGTGGCTCTCGTGATGCAATCATGCGAGCAGAACGTGAGCGTAATTTAGCTTTGCAGCAAGGTGATATCCAAGCTGCTGGCTTACAGAATGCTTACACCAATGCCCAGAATCAGTTTAACGCAGACACAAGCCGTGGTTTGCAGGGTTACGCTGCGTTAGGTTCTCAAGGTCAAAACCTGTACGGTCAAACCACAGGCAACTTAAACCTGCAGAACGCACTAGGAACTCAGCAGCAGCAACAGGTTCAAAATCTGCTTAACGTTGGAACTCAAAACTACAACGCAGAGCAAAACTACCCATACAAGCAAATCGGCTTTATGTCTGACATTGTTCGTGGTTTACCAACCTCACAGCTTGGATCTACCATGTACCAAGCTCCTCCCTCAATGCTGACCCAAGTTGCTGGTGCAGGCATTGCTGCCAAGTCCGCTGGTCTGTTTAAACAGGGCGGACAAGTTCGTGCTGGTCTTGCGGATCTTGCTATAAGCAGAATGTAAACTATGATCAATGTAACTCAAATCACACGTAAGCTATCCATGCTCCCCGATGGGGAGTTAAAGAATTTTGCAGAAATGCATAAGCAGGATCCTTACACGTTCTCACTGGCAATCTCTGAGTCTGTCCGCAGGAAAGATCTTCGGTCTGCACCTCGCCCAGAGGAACAACAGCCTACAGTGGCTGATCAACAGCTTTCTGCAATGGAAGAGTTACCAGAAGATGTAGGTATTGCTGCCTTGCCAATGAGCATGAACTTAGCCTCTGGAGGCATTGTCGCCTTTGATGATGGTGGTGATGTTTACAGCAACGAAGGTCGCAACGCAAAAGCCGATTACCGTGAATACGCCTTGGCAAAAGCCAAAGAAAATGGCGTAGACCCAGTGCTAGTTGACTCTATCTTTAACATTGAGTCCGGTTACAGGGCTGACGCTCAATCTCCAACAGGGCCACAGGGTATCGGTCAACTTACCAAAGCCACCGGTAAAGCCTACGGTGTAAACCCAGAAGACCGCAAAGATCCATACAAAAACATCGACGCTTCCATTGCGTTTATGGCTGATTTAAACAAGAAGTACGCTGGTGACCCGTCTAAGATTGCAATAGCCTACAACCAAGGTGAGACAGTCTTAAACAAGCATCTACGTGCAAACAAGGGCGAGTTAAACGCCTCTGCTTTACCGACTGAAGCTCAAGGCTACCTGAAGAAGCTCCAGAAGTTTGCGTTTAAACTTGCTCCCGGCTCTACAGCGCAGGCTGAAGCTTTGCCAGTAGACCAACCCCCTGCAAAACAAGCTGCTCAAGCTGACGGCTCTGAAGATTTAATCAACAAAGAGATAGCGGCAACAGCCGCCACTGGTTTGGGTTATTACCCTGCCAAAGCAGCATACAACGCACTGCAAGACAAAATTAAAATTGCAGATGCAGCTAGGGTAACCCAAGGAACAGCCGCTGAAACAGCTATGGCTGAACGCGCTGCTAAAAACGCAGCCTTACCAAGACTTGCTGGCCCTTCTGGCGGTGGAGTAACTCAAGCCACAGACAGAATCGCAGCAGAGAAACTGGCTCAAGAAGCTGCCAGAAGGCAAGCTTTGATTACTAGCGGAGAAATGGCTGGTAAATTTGGGCCAAGAGCAGCCATTAGCGGTCTAGGAAATTTAGGAAAATTGGCATTAACCAATCCTGCGGTGCAGGGAATTGGTGCTATCGGTTATGGTTTAGGCAAGGCACAGCAAGGCGTTATGGCTTCTCCCGGAGGAAGTCAGCTTAAAGAAGCTTTGTATGAAAATCCAATGCTTGGTGCTATGGATCCTGATGCAGCCTTTGGCGCTGCCATTATGGATGCCCCAAGAATAGCTGAGAAGCAACAGCAGCAGCTTAACCCTGCAGCACGGGTTGATGACCGTACAAAACGTGATCCTGCCAATTACAGAACGCCTAGTACTGCGACTCAAGATGATAGAACACCTCGTGATCCTGCCAACTATGACATCAAAGATCTGACCAAAAAAGATAAAAAAGAGATTGTTGACGAGGCTAAGGATGCTGTTCCTGCATCTGCAAAAACCAAAGGTTTCACCAACGATGATTGGCTGCAGTTTGGTCTAGCTTTGATGGCTGGTAAATCTCAGTACGCCTTTGAGAACATTGGTAATGCAGGTCTGTCTGCCGTGGCTGGTAAGAAAGAGCGCGAGAAAGAAGAACGCGCTATAGCTTCTAAAATGATGGATAAGACCGACATGACCAAGGTCATTGATAGGTTGATGAAGGATGATCCAGAAC